ATCCACATGATGTCGCTGGCTGCGATTTGAGCCGGTGTCCGCGTGCGTGCAGGGCTGATCTGCGGTTATAATGATCGGCTTCAGTTCCGGCAATCGGCCGGCCTTTTTCAGCTTCGACAAGACATGGTTGTCAACGCTTACCCGTCTCGATCCACCACGACCCAGAAAACAACCACTTACCCATCGTTTCGGTTCGACACAGTGGGAAAATTGGGTTCAGTTTTGGGAAAATCGACCCCTTAAAAGTCCATTTGGGAAAAAATTTGGGAAACCGGGAAAGGTCATAATTACCTGTCTGATAACCTGATTTCTTGACAGGCTTGTACAAATGTACATTTGTACATAAAATGGCGCTCATGTACTCCATGGTGATCGTCAATGGCCGCAGTCTCGTCAGGTAAAAAGCAGCAAGTCATCTTGCCAAAGCGGCAGGTTGGCAAGGTGCGTTCCGGCACTCCTTATGCAGGGGAACGGGACTCTGACATCTCAAATCCGTATGAGCGGTTTGTAGAAGAGCTGTCCAGCGTCCTCCGTAAGCGAGGGGACTCCACAGCGATCATCCGGGCGCTCGCCGCCCAAGACGGCATGATGTCCACCGCCGTCTACTCCATGGTTCAGATTGCCAAGACCGATCACGACGTAATTGCCTACGACAGCGAGACCAACGCAGCGTCGAAGGAAGGTACGTTGATCGCCCAGTACATCATGGGCCTGATGGATACGCTGAGCGATTACAGCAAGGGCTTCAACCACAAGCGCTCGATCAACGCCGTCAAGGAAACCCTCATCCGCGAGGTGGGCCTGACAGGCGGCTGCGCAGGTGAGTTGGTCCTGAATGATCAGATGCTGCCAGATCGCATCCAGGTCGTCGCCTACAACACCCTCAGCAAGAAGTCTGATGGTAAGGGTGCCTATTACCCGACTCAGAAAGCCTCCAGCGGTGGCGAGGATGTGAATCTCAACATCCCGACGTTCTTTGTGGCTGAGAGCAACCTGGAAGCAGAAGACGCTTATGCGTTCTCACTGTTCCGCGCCGGCCTCAAGCAGTCGTTCATGTTGCAGGAATTCCTGGAGGACACTCGCCGTGGCGTTCGCAAAACCGGACACAGCCGTCTGGTCGCCAAGCTCATCACTGAGCAGATTGCGGCCACAGCCAGTCAGGAAACCAAGAACGATCCCAAGAAAATGGCGGCGTACCTGGCACAGGTCAAGGCCGATGTTGAGACAGCACTTGCCGGGATTGAGCCAGATGACGCAGTGGTGTCATTCGACTCCGTAGAATTCAGCGTGGAAGACACCGGGGGCAACAAGTCTGACTACGCACCACTGCTGAAACTGCTCTCGAACATGACCGGCAGCTCTATGAAGACCCCAAGCTCCATCTCTGGTCTTCGCACAGACGGCTCTCAATCACTGAGCAATGCAGAGACGCTGACTTACCTCAAGATCGCCAAATCCCTCACCGCCCCGGTAGAAGACCTGATGAGTCGCATCCTGACTCTGGCCACCAGGCTGTACGGTCTCCCGGTGTACGTGAAATTCAAGATGCGCGAGATCGACTTGCGCCCTGACAGTGAGCTGGAAGCCTACAAAACAGCTCGCCAGAACAGAATCCTTCAACTGCTGTCGTTCGGCCTTATGGACGATGTTACCGCCCGGTGCGACCTCGGCATCCGAATCACTTCGGACATGACAGAGCTGGCAGGAACCGGTTTTTACACCGCCTCCCAAGGTGAACCAGAAGCACCCGTAGATCGGGCAGATGCAATGGGCAAAGACCTGAATCCAGGTACACCGACCAAAGCAGGGGGCTCCGATCAGTGAACCTGAAATCTGAGGTAGACGGCCTATGACGGGCAACATCTGGTTCGGGGATTACGCCAGCTACATGGGGTACCTCGACAAACTCAAAAAGATCGACGATCCGGCTTACATGGCCACCATGCGCAGCATGTGGGAGTCAGATCGCAAAGAACAGGATGAAGACGAAGAGTATGAGTCCTGGCTGCTGGAGCGTCGTGGCAACACTGCAATCCTGAATGTTGCCGGTGACTTGGTGAATACCAAGGCTTGGTACAACGAGTACCTGGGAATGGTCTCCTATGAGGAGATTCAGGAAGCCTTGGCAGAGGCGGGCGCCGACGAATCGGTGGACCAGGTGCTGATGCACTTCTCCACTGGGGGAGGCACCGCTTCTGGCATCAAGGCCGCAGGCGATTACATCGGGTTCTTCGACCAGAACGTGAAACCCGTCTACGGCTACACCGCCACTGCAGCCTTCAGCGCCGGTTACTGGCTCGCCAGCTCCACCCGCAAAATCACTGTTGACGAGATGGGCCAGCTAGGCTCCATCGGCGCCGTGAACGTCCACGTCTCCTACAAGGGGATGCTGGATAAGAACGGCGTGGTCTACACAATTCTGCGCGAGGGCGAGTTCAAGGCGCTGGGCCACCCGGCTGAAGACCTGGATGAGAAATCCAAAGCCTACTTCCAAGACAAGCTGGCCAAGGCCAATTCCTTCTTTATCGAAGCCGTTGTCCGCAACCGCAACGTGTCCCTCGCTTCCCAAGCTGATTGGGGCGAAGGCAAGACTTTCTACGGGCGCGAGGCATTGAACCTCGGTCTCGCAGATGAGGTAGCGACCCTGCAGGATTTGCTGGGACGTTTTCAAGTATCCCGATCCGGCGACGGACGGACAATTTACGGAGGCACTATGCCTAAAGAAAAGCTGAAGGCCGAAGAGGCTCAGCAGGCTCCGGCCCCCTCCGATAATGGAGCGGTCGCCGGTCAGGGCTTGGCTGAGGGGCACCGAGAGGCTGTTGCCGGTCAGGGCTTGGACGATCTGAACCCGGAGGGTCGTGCAGACCTGTCTGCTGAAGAACTGGCCAAGCTCGAAGCTGGCTTGCCAATCGACGAGGGTCTGGTATCCAAAGTCGCCGCTAACACCACTTCTAACACCCCAGAAGAAGCCTCTGCCGGTGAGGAAGGCGAAGAACTGAGCACCCAGGCACCTGAAATGGGCGAAGAACTGAAGACGGTCATGGCAGAGCGAGATGCCCTCGCTGAGAAACTGCAGGCCGCTGAAGATTTGAATGCCCAGATGAAAGGCATTGTCCTTGAAGCTGCGAACAAAAAAGTGATCGCCATGGGTGGCATTCCTATGGACTTGGACTTCTTGGATTGCGCAACCGCAGTTCAGCATTACGAGAAAGTCGATACCAAGTTCAAATCAACTTTCAAGGTCGGGCAGCGTTCCGTGTCCACGGACACATCGAAGCCTGAAGTTGAAACCGGAGAAGGTCTCTCAGCCGCTCCGACATTTGCTGAGCGTGCAGTCGCTCATAAACGTAAGCAGCCTAAGTAACGACTTAGAAAGCAGACACTCAAGAGGAAACAGCCATGCCTGCATTCAAGCACACAATGCTGACCACCACGCCGGCTGAGATGGACATTATCTCTGCAGCGATTGGTGATGATACCAACCAGGCCCGTTCCGAGCTGGATTACGGCAAAGCCGTGGTAAAGGGCGATGCCCAGAACTTCGTACTGGCCCCGGCCGATGCGGAGATTGAAGGCTTCATCGACTCCGTTCGTGGTGACACCGTTAACGAAGGTTACTCCTTCGGTGGTATCCAGCGCCGCAAGCGCATCATCGCTGAAGTAGGTGCCAATCAGGGCGCAACTGCAATGGCCGTCAATGACTTTGTAGTCGCTGATGAGCAGGTACCGTTCGGCACCAAGGGCTATGCCCAGGTGAAGACAGGTACTCCGTCCAAGTTCCTGTGGCAGGTCTTGGCAATCGAAGGCACTGGCGTAGCCGGTGACAAAGTGCTGCTGGAGCGCCAGTAATTCACTGGCTCCCTAACCAAAGACCATTTTGAGGAACTGAAAAATGCCTGAAGCTATTATCAAGTACCGCGACACATCCGGTAAGCTGGTTGACAAGAAAATCGACCACACCCTGTACCAGGAAGCTGCCGACAAGAAGATGGACGTACCGACCCTGCTGATGCACAAGTGTGCAGACGCTGACCTGGACTACGGTACCCCGTTTGAGCAGGCCCTGCTGCACTCCGGCATCATGTCCAAGAAGGATCGTCCCGCTGGTATGATCGCGCCTTCCATGAAGGATGTTCTGAGCGGCAACGTCGGCATCGACATGAGCGCTGTCCGTGCACCGGACGGTACCAGCAACAACATCAGTGCCCGTATGCTGTTCCCCCAGGTGATTCTGGAGACCATTCGTGACTACCTGATCGAAGACCAGTCCGACTTCTTGGATGGCTACAACCAGATGGTTGCGCTGACTGAGAACGTGACATCTTCCCGTGTGGATCAGCCGACCATCGACACTCGTGCGAACGAGAGCGTGGATTCTCAGCAGATCGCTCAGCTGGCAGAACCGGCCAGCCTGGTAGCCATCACTGTTGGTGACACCAGTCACCGCATCCCGACCGACTCTATCGGTCTGATGGTGTCCGACGACGCGCTGGAAGCAACCAGCCTGGACCTGGTGAACCTGGCGATGTCTGCCCACGCTCGTGGCAAGCGCATCCGCATGGTCGAAAACAACATCCGCAACATGGTTCTGGGTGACAAAGACCTGGGCATGTCTGCGCTGCCGACTGTACAGGCGAAGTCCTTCGACTCGTCAATCACCGCTGCTGGCAAGATCAGCCGCAAGGCGTGGATCAAGTGGCTGCGTTCTGAGTACCAGAAGCGCTCCCTGAACGGTGTGATGATGTCTCTGGACACCGCCATCGAACTGGACGAAACCCTGGTGGCCCTGAACCACAGCACCGACACCCGCGAAACTGCAGTGGGTTTCGGTATCAGCAACCTGAATATCGCTCCGCCGCGCATTCTGATTGTTGACGAATCTGTTGTGGGTGCAGGTACTATCGTCGGTCTGGATACCCGCTACGCGATCCGTCGCATGGTGAACGTATCTGCCAGCTACGAAGCCATCGAGAACTTCGTACTGCGTAAGGCCAAGGCATTCCGTGTTGACCACGGCGAGATGTCCCGCCGCCTGTACGACGATGCCTGGTCTGTGATGACCCTGACTGTATAAGGCTGAAGGGGGTCGAAGGGCCCCCGACACACTTTGCATTCGTTTGGTAGGAGATGACCATGGCAACACGTAAAACAGCTGCTCAAAAGGCCGCTGAAGCTCAGGAACCTCAGGCTCAGGAGCCCCAGGTTCAGGTTGAGCCAAAGGCAGAACCTAAACCCGCCGCTGGCCTAGCCAAGTTCCAGATGGAACGTGGCGCATATCTGGTTCAGCCATCCACTGGCATCCGTATTTCTCTCAAAGAAGTGCGCGAGCTGAAGGATGACAGCTGGGCAGAACTGCAGGTGGGCGCTGGCCTGCTGAAGCGCGTCTAAAGAGGAGCGATGATGGATATTCTTGGCGTTGTGACACTTGCGACAATCCGATCTACATTGGGCATGTCTGAGACTGATGCCTCCGATGCCGTCATCGCAAACCTCAACCTTCAGGATGAAGTCGAAATCGACTTGCAGAGCTGGTTGCCCGACTACCAAGCTGTAATCGACGATACTTGGAGTGCTCAGAGCGCAGAAGTACGTGCCTTTGTGTTTCTGCGTCTGAAAGCATTCATCAAATACTATGCCTCGGCGGTGCTCGCTGGCTCCGCGCCCGGCCTGCTGCTTCGTAGGATCAGTGACGGAGAGAACGAAGCACAGCGCTTCGACTCCGTAAATCCGGCCAAGCTGGCCGATGACTTGTATGCGAAAGCAGACGAGTTCCGTCAATCAATTGTCGATAAGATGAACCCGCTGGCAAGCGGCACATTCCCGCTGTTTGGCGTGGTCAGCCCGTCTTACGATCCGGTGGTTGGCGAATGAACCTGACCAGGGTTGCAAACCACTTCAACGCCAACGAGTTCGAGTACATGGACCCGGTAACTCGACAGTGGGTGGACGGTTTTGAGGGGCGGTTCGCAGCTGCAGACAGGTTCTTGTCCAACTTCAACCGGCCTACCCGAAAGCGGATGTTGAACTGTGCGTTCGACCTGAATCTTGAGCCGTATGACGTTATCAGGTCGAAGGCCACGAAAGAGGTCTACCTGCTTGGTGTCGCCCGTCGGGACACCCTATGGATGCAAGAGATCACTCAGCTGATCATCTGCCACATGGTAACCCCAGACCTGTCAGCCGGGATCGCGGTCGTAGAGCGTCCAAGTGTCTCTGGCACTGGCGACGACCTCGGTTGGGTCACACTGCAGCCGATCACCGAGACATACATCGACTTGGAACTGCGTACAACGGCCAAGGAGCCCGGTTCTAAGCAGGTGGAGCTTGGGCACTACTTCGGCTTTGCCGAGGCCAGAATGGACGTTAAAGACGGCGACAGGCTTACTCTGAACGGCGTGTACTACGTGGTGGACGAAGCTGCTTACGATTCAGGGTTCAGATTGCTACGACTGACGGATCGGGACGTTCACTATGTCGATATGGTGTTCACTATCAGTGCCGGTACCCGTACTTACGACCGCACCACCGGACAGTACACCAGCACACCGGTCACCAGAAACGTCAGCGGCATTCTGACAGACCTGCATGACTCTGATGACGGCTTCTCAAAAGACTCTGCGGACTACACCGAGGTGCGGATCGAGCTGGATCACATCGGGTTTGAGCCTAAACCCAATATGGCAGTGGAGCTGAACGGCAAGTCGTACACGATCAGCTATGTCCAGCAGGCGGAATATCGCCGGCAGTGGATTGTGAGGATGAAGTGATGTCGAAGCTACTTTCTTCAGAGGTTACCCGGCGCCGTGGGGCCTACTCTAACCAGAACGAAGAATACCTTAAAAGTGTGACAAGGCGACTTACACGCGCCCCAAAAGAGATTCTGGAAGCTGCCATGAAGGAGGCAGCTTACTGGGCAGTCACAGCCACTATTCAAGACTCAGGTAACGCTGCTTGGCACTGGTCTATAACTGGTTTTCGCCAGGCCGACGAAAGGACAGATCGTATGTCCCTAAGACAGAGATACAACGTGTGGCCAGTTGGTGACAGAGGGGATAAAGGGGCAAACAGATCAGAAGTGTTGGCCGACACTATACCCGCTATGAACCACCAGATAGAAGATATGATCTACCGGCAGGGGCGAGTAGCGTTTACCCTTTTCAACCCAATAGATCCTGCCAGCAAGTACGGAGAGAGGGCCGGAATGGGTGAAATATCCCCAGAGATGCTAACTCACCACGCAATGGAGAAAGCTAGGGTGGCAGCGTCCAAGAAAGAGAATGAACTGCAGTCTTTCAACGACGGTACGGGTTCAAAACGGTACCAAGCCGGTGAGAGAGTCTACTGATGCCAACAACACTCCCACAAGTAAAACTGGCCCTGATCAACCACCTGCTCGACAACTGGCCGTCAACCCCCATCTGCGAGTCAGGTGCCGGTGGCGTAGACATCTCTGGGCAGGTGCAGGACAACCTGTTTGACAGTGAGTACGAATTTATTGAAATAGACATCGGCCTCACCGCTCGCGGTGCGGCCGGCGTAAGCAGGCACTCCGGTACCCGTGTGCTTGCGTACCTTGATGTACAAATGTACATAATGCCTGGAAGTGGTACCATGCGGTTGGCCGAATTGGAAAGCCAGCTATACCCGCTAGTTGAGAGGAAAACGATAGGCGGAGCGGAAATCCGTAACGCCCAAGGACAGTCCAAACCCTACGAATTCCGTGGAAGGCTGACCAAGATCGTTTCATTCCCAATCGAGTATTTTGAAACAACCTAAGAGGTGACTTATGAGTTTTACAGACTCGAATACATCACAGCTGGCATACGCGATTGATGCGGCTACCACGCTGGCTGGCCTGACGGCAACTGAACTGAAGCCGATCAACATCCTGAACGACAACCTGAAGCCGACGATCAGTGCCAAGACTTCAGACGACATCCGTGACGACGGCCAGTATTCCACTGCCCGCACCATGGGTGGCTCTGCTGGTGGCGCTGTGAACATGAACTTCCGTTATGGCGAGTACGATGACTTCCTCCGCGCTGCATTCCGCAACGATTGGGTGGAAGACACTGCCGACGCCACAGGCAAAACTCACGTTCTGTGGAATGGTCTGGAGAAGGTGCCGTTCTTCTTCGAGCGTAAGCTGAAGCGTCTGGACGATGCCGGTAACGAGTGGAACGACTTCAGACGTTTCTTCTCTCAGTACCTGTCCACAGCGACTCTGAATCTGCCGTCTGAAGACTGGGTTACGCTGAATACCAATTTCCTGGGGCTGGGCTTCGCCTACGACGAGCAGGACGCCTCCGTTGACCCGAAAGCGGGTGAGATCGCTGGCATCACCTACCTGGCCCGGGGCAACAGCGACCCCATCGACTCGTCCAACTCGATCACGTCCATGATCGTGAAAGACGAAACTGGCACGCCCATGGACCTGGTATTGGAGCAGGGCTCTGTCGAGTTCAACTCCAACCTGCGTGAAGACAAGGCAGTTGGTCATCGGTTCTCTGCCAACATCGGCTTTGGTCGATTCGGCTGCATGGTGAATGGTACGTTCTACTTCCGCAACCAGGCTGTTCTGGACGCGATGTGGAACGACAAGAACCTGTCCGTCGAAATCACCTTCACTGTGAACGGCAACGCCTACACACTGGTAATGCCTGCTGTGCGTGTGATGCAGAACGATGAAGACGTTCCGCAGGTGGATGTGACCATGCGTTCCCCGGTGCAGATGCAGGCGTTCCCGAAGACCGTTACGGTTGCGGGTGCTCCTGTAAACTGCACTGCTTACATTGTGCGTGTAGCAGCCTAAGGTTGCTGGTCAATAACTAGACAGCCGTTTCGGCTTGTACAAATGTACAAATGTGCTGTAGTATCTTATGCACATTTGTACATTTTTCTTTTATAGGGTAGACCAATGGCATTTTGCATCCATAACACTGTCACTGACGAAAAAGCTGAAATCGAAGGCATCTGGATGGACTACGATGGAGGCAGTCGTGTGAAGCTGGCCCGCTTCAACAATGAAAAAGCCCAGCGTATGCGCATGGAGTGGTACCAGGAAAATAAAGCCCTGTTGGAAGCCCTGGCCGATAAAGGCGAGGAAGGCGAACAGCAGCGCGAAGACCTGTTTAAGGCTGGCGAAGCCAAGATCATGTCTGAAGCAGTTCTGCTCGACTGGGACGGCTTTGAAGACCTGGAAGGCAAGAAGGTTAAACACACTCAGAAGACCGCTGAACAGTACCTGCTGCTGTCCAAGGACTTCCGAAAGGACATGAGCATGATGTCCGGCAACCGCGACAAGTACCTGCTGAAAAACCTGCAGGACGACGTTGAGGCCGCAAAAAAGTCGTAAGCTGGTACGCTCGTCATGGGGATGTCAATCTGGCATCCCTTCACGAAGCCTGGAGGCGATGGGGTGAAAAGCCAAAGGTTCTTCAGGAGCACGACGAACTCCCTCAGCTACCGTCGCACTTCAACGAAGCCTTCCACGTTTTCAACTTCCTCAAGCAGCTAAGACCCTCCAATGAAACGGGCTACCAGCCTATCCCTCTCACCGATGTACAAATGTACATTTGTACCACGTTGCGGTATTCTGACCCCGTTTATACCCGGTGGCTCACCGAGGTTGTCGTGGGCTGTGACGCCGCCGAACGCCGGGTAATTTCACAGAAGCTCTCAGAGAAGCAGGGTACTTAACATGGCGTTTACTCTCGATATTGCGTTAGCTGGGCAGCAGTCTGTAGAGCGGGCTATCGAACAGATCGGGGGTAAGCTCAAAAAGGCGGGGCAGGAAGCAACTAGCCTATCATTCGCTGCTGAGAAAGCCGTTAAGGTAATAGGCACTGACTACGCAAAGGCAGCGGCTACCGCAGGAGCTGCCACCGGCACCCTGAACGCTGGGCTTGAAGCAGAATCAAAGCTCCTTCAGAAAACCTGGCAGGAAACTCAGCGGTACAACAACGTCCTGAAAGACCAGCAGAAATTGCAGCAGCTGGTCCATAAGTCCTCCAAAGATTACAGCACCGCCCTCGAACAGCAAATCATGCAGATGAATCACGCAGGTATGCGTACAGCCTACTTGCGTGAAGCTGAGATGAAACTGGCTGAACAGCACAGGAAGCTGCAAGCCGAAGCCTCGCTGTTCAACACCACCATGGCTCAAACTGTACGAGGTATGGAAGCACAGCTAAAAGCCGCAAAGGCCACTGAGGAATCCGACCGCAAACGGGCACAGCGGGTCAAAGACCTCACTGCCGAACTGAAACACCTCAGCACCCAAGAGGGCAAAGACGCACTGCTGCTTGAGCATAAAATCAAGCTCACAAAGGAAGCAGCGCTCGCTGAGACAAAGCGAAAAGAACGGATTGGTGCCCTTCGTTCTGAGCTTCGCTACCTCGCCTCTGAGGAAGGCAAGAAGGCAGAATCGCTCGCCCTTCAAGTAAAACGCTCGAAGGAAGCTGCTGTCGCTGAAGAGACTCGCAAAAATCGCGTCAAAGACCTGCGAGCAGAGATACGTTACCTCAACTCTGAAGAAGGCAAGCTCCAGACTTCTTTGGAGGCTCAGGCCAAACGCACCAAAGAGCAATCCCAGCTCGAAGAGAAACGGGCAAACCGCCTAAAAGACCTGCGAGCAGAGATACGTTACCTCAACTCTGAAGAAGGCAAGCTCCAGACTTCTTTGGAGGCTCAGGCCAAACGCACCAAAGAGCAATCCCAGCTCGAAGAGAAACGGGCAAACCGCCTAA